ATTTCGTCCAATCCTTCCACCAAATATCTGTATCTTTTCCTCTTTACATCACATTCTCCGATAGCTTCATGCTCTACAGCCACGCTAAAAACCACCTCACATTGCCCTTGTGTCATACACTCCAGCACCTCTTCCAATCGTTCCTTCGCCCTTAGACTTGCCTCTTGCTGAGACTCTACATCCATACTCGACCCTCTGACACTTGTATCCAAGATATTCCTCTGCCCACTTCTTTGCCAATACGCCAGATACCTTTTCTCAAATACCTTACACGCTTCGAACTGTGCCGGAGATAGCTTCTCTCTGTGATACGCTCTGTGATATGGCGTACTCTCCTGATTGACGTATACCTTTGGCTCGCCCTTAGTGACACGCCTTTGCTCATACCATGAATGTTGCAGCACAAAACTATTTGGCTTTTCCACTTTTCCTCTCCCTCATCGCAATACCTTTAGCAATGCCCCCATATCCGATAATGTCAGAATGGCTATCCAAGTGATAAGGCGTTTTCATTAGTCGCGCCACCTTGACCAATATCATCAGCACAGGAACATCAACAGCCTCAATCGTATCTCTTCCTTTCAGATACACATTGAACAGATCAGCCGTGTCTTGCATATTCGCTAAAGGCTCACCATAATTTTTGCCTCTCTCCGATATCAACTTTCCAACTTCCGATATCAAAGACCCATAATCTACATTCATTCTCTTTCTCCTTCAATTTATCGTGGTGGAACGAAAACCCCCACTTACACCACCACCTCCACGTTGTATCCCCCTAAAGGGGGATACTATCGTGGTGGAAGTATATTTGGTGTTACTCATGTTGTGGATTGCCTACGTTTTGTCGTGGATTGGCGTGGAATTAACCCCTTCTTCTTCATCCTACGCAACTTCTCTCTAGTCTCAGGTTTCAGCACCCTAATCTGCTGCATCCTCTCATCTTTGGTGATAGGTTTGAGTGCAAATATCTTCTCATAATCGTCCTTTGTCATGCTCTACTCCTCTCAAATAAATCCACTTGTGTTTCCTTCATTGTCCATTGCAAAGGGGATTGAATAGCATCTATCCGTCTAGCCATTCTCTCAGGACACACCTCTGCCCCTTTATTCTTAAAATTACGCGCCACATTTGTACTGTCAGCGGATGCAAATGGATATTTATCCCCACACAATGCCAACCCTCTCATCATATGCACCCAGCATCTATGCCCTCGCTTTGTGAGTTCATTCCATGCCTCATCAGCCCTTCTGCACCAACTCTCACTCCCAACTTGCCAATATGCCCCACTAGAGCCAAAACAAAACCTTTCATAGCCATCTGCCATCTCTAGCAACCAATCAATACTCAAACTCATATGCCACACAGGAGCTACCAAATGCCTCGCCAAATGCCCAAATTGTTTTATGAGTCTCTTCTGCTCCTCTACAGAACCATCAATAACATCAGGAATAACTGCCCAGTTTGGGGGATAGAGATATGGCTCTAGCCATTCCTCATACGCTTTAAAGTCAATCTCTTTGCCCTTTGTAAACGCACTAAACGCCCCATTATCAAGCATCACAGATTGACCATGTTTGACACACCACTCAATATTTCTTGGCTCTTCAAAAGAAACACAGAAATGTTTACCCACCATTTTATGCAGTTCTTCTTGTGGTGTAAGTGGTGTGCCGTGATAGTGTATCACTTCAGTCTCCACCATATAATCAATGCTGCAACCATCTTTGCTATGGTCATTAGAAGAAAACCTACTGGACTAAAGAACCCTAATATCAGTAGAAATATGGAACTATCGACAGGAGTACCAATTGCAGAACTCAACAGTATCCTGTCTCTCAAAGGTCTTTTGGTGTAGGTATAAACACCCCAATCCACCATCTCCGATACAGCAAAAGCCACAACACTAGCCAGAGCTACAAATGGGTCTGCCATCAGATAACTCAACGCTGCCCCAACAGCCATTGCTATGAGAACCTTATGCCCAATTTCCTTCTGGGCGTAATCCCTTAATATAAATATTGCGCCTACAAGAAGAGACATAGGTGGAAACATCTCTCCCAATAAAGGTATAGGCGCAATATATACAAACCCAATATTGACTAAAACTATTGATACTACATAACTAATTGTAAATTTATAATTACTCATTTTACTACTCCTCTAATATATTTTTCCCCTGACAGTAATGCTTTACATCACGCCCACTTCGTCCATCATGCTCTACATAGGTATCGACAACCCCCGTCCGTACCCACTCCTTGAGTATGGTTGTAGCCTTGCTCCGAGCCAGCCGGTCATTATCCTTAATATCCAACTCCAACACCTCGATAATGATCTTTCCAGCCCAATTCTCAGCCCTCGGACTATGCTTTGGTCTCTCACTCTCAATCCGTCTCTGTATTTTGCGCCCCAACTCCACAGACATACCGCTAAACGCATCAGGAAATTCCCACTTCTCCAGAACCGCACAGCTATCCCCATTATCCAAAGCATGAGACTTTTTCTCAAACCACATTGCCTTATCCATAGGTCTCGCCAGATTGCTCTTTCCCACCTCAACCCTGAAGTGATTGACATGGCTCTCAAGCCCAGCCTTATCCGCTTCTTCCTTTGTCATAGGAGACAACACCCTAGCACTACGAACTGCTGCTATAAGAGAAGACCCACCCCTCGCACTCTCAACAGTTGTGTCTAAACCATTCCCCTTACGAGTGTGATGCACCAGCTCAATAGATATCCCACAGCTATCAGCCAAATCCGATAGCCTCTTCGCCAATGTCCTAAACACTTCATTCGTTTCCCCACTTGTAGTCATATTTGCCAATGGGTCTGCACAGAATACGTCAATGCCCTTATCCTTACAGAAGTCCTCTAGGAGCTTAAAACTTCCCTCGTTAATCTCTCCCTCAAATCCTTCACTCAACAGCAAGTCATAATCCCTACCACTGGCTATATACAGATGATCTACCAACTCCTCTTGCGGTACACCAAAATGCTCACACGTTGCCACACAACGCCTCTGTATTTCTTCCATTGGGTCTTCACCATTGAAGTACAGCACCTTCAGCCTTTCTGTAGGCTCTACACCCAATAGATCACGCCCCGTTGCCATCGCTATCATTTCCGTAAGACACAAGGTAGATTTACCCACACCCCCTGTAGCGATGGTAATACTAGCGAAATTCCTAATGTAATGATTGTCATAGAGAAAGCGTCTAGGTGGAATAGTCATTGCGTCTACAACACGCCACGAGTGAAACGGCACTGTACTCTCCGGCTTACACTTAATGGAAGGGGCATCCTTTACGAGCTTATCAAACTCCTCCTTAGACCCTAGCCACCCAAAATAATCGCTTACATCTTCCTTCTGATTACCCAGAGGCAAATGCACAACCTTCAAACTACTGCACACACTCTTTAGCTGCTCTACAACCTTTTCTGCGTGTTTACGCCCCTCATCATCATTATCAGGAACTATAACGCAATCTCTACCTGAGAAGTGACTGTTTAACTCCACCTTCCAATTACTTGCCCCAAAGCAATTAGTAGTAGCCACATACCCCAGCTTCTGCACAATAGTATTTGCGTCTTTTTCCCCTTCAACGATATATATGATTTCATCACGCCTATCGTATATATCCTTCAATCTATAAGGTACTTGCACAACGCCTTGTAAATTCCACACATAGCCCGTACCATTCATTCTACGCGGTCTGAAGGTCTTAGGCTCAAAACGTACCACCTCATACAGCGTCTTCCCATCCTTATCGGTATAAGGATATATATCTCTTATATTATCTCTGTTCTTCGGCTCTTCATATTTCTTGAGATATCCTATGTGGTCATTAACGTGTTCTTTGACTAAATCGACAACGCCCCCACCATGTCCTAATTCGTGATTGTAATAAGTTCCAAATTTACTAGAACTTGCGTCTATTACGACACTCATAGAGCCATGCGTTCCCCATCGTAATTCCTTGTCATTCGATAGCTTCTTATTTGGCTCTCCAAGTAAATCTAACGCTATTTCTCTAATGTGCTGCTGTATCATTACCCTGTACACTCCCCATCATCTGCCTGACAGAGAACTCCCTCAGTATCAAATATCCAATCCCCTTGCCGTGATACAAAGTTTTCTAAGTCAGCAAATCGTCTTGTGGCGTGAAAGTGAGCGTCTTTTCCTATTTCTTTAGATTTCCAATTTTCAATATCAATCCACCATTGCATACGCTCTGGATGTTCTCGAAACATCATTGCCAATGTAGCTTCTGATTTTAGAAAACATCCATCACAATTTCCTTTTGGCGTGACCCCATTCTTACCCCACAAAGCAAGGTCAAAAGGTTGTTGTTTCCAAAAATTCATGATTATAGATTTATTTGCTCCTCCATCATTAAGGGGATACCAATTTTCCCATCTATTATCTTTCGAGGGTTTTATTCTTCTTTGTTCATCAGCCCTTATGCCAATACATTGTTTCCATTTTTTCCAGCCAATACTTTTCAGAAATCGCTTAATTGTTAATACTTTCAACTCTTGGGTACAAAATCGTCTGTGAACATTTGGTAGAATTTTTGGTTGCTCTAATACTAGCTTGAAAGGTTCTCCGTTTCTTGACGCAGAATTGTGATTAACAATTTTAAATGAAACCTTTTTATTTACTTTTGTATACTCAAGCCAAGTAACAGGAACTCCCCACTCATCACTACATCTCTGGACAAAGTCATAAGTCTCAGGCATCTCTCTGCCTGTATTCGCAAACACAACCTTACATCTCTCAGGCAATACCCAATTTTGCGCCTCAAGTATTTTATAAAGCATAAAGGCTGACGTTCTTCCCCCTGAGAAAGATACCAACACATTTTCATCTGGTAATACGTAGCTCATGGCAAATCCCAATAGAACGACTGCACACTACGGCAATTCTTCTTTGTAGAAATTGGGTCTCTGACCTGATTAACTGCCTCTGCCAGACGCACACAATCCCTGTGGTTATCAAATACAAGCCTATGCACTTGAGTATCCATTGACTCAATATCTCTAATCGTAATGATGAACATGGTATATGTGACTATCTTAAGCACCCTCTGCCTCTATGATTGCTCTTGCGATGATTTCTGGGATTGTGGGGATGACGGCATTTCCGATTGCTTTAAGTCGTGCTGCTCTGTCTTGCTTTTCGGTTGTGACTCTTGGAACTCCGAACTCACTCTCGTCCATCCTATCGGATAATCCATCAGATAGCTTTCCACCCAGTCTGGGTTCAAAGCTCCTTCCCCTGTGTATCGCACTGCTGGATGATTGCCCAACATCTTCTGCATCTTCATGCCTGGAAAACCAGCTTTGTGTTCTGATGCTGTTGGCGTTGGAAAGAATATTGCTGACATTACTTCTTCCAGATTGCCAAATTCCTTCGCTCTCTTTGCAAGATTTGGACTTAGATTTGCTGCCATAGCACTGCTTGCCCTCGGAGTGGGCAACAATCCAAAGTCGTTGTCGTCCGTGCTTAAGGTTCGTGGCGCAAGCTGGAATATTGAAACAGACTGTCTGATAGCCTGATGTTTCCAAGTCAGTAGCCGTTCTCTCGAATACCAAGGGAAGTGTAGCAAACCCCGAGACATTTTCGCCAATAATCCATTGAGCTTTAAGATCGGAAATAACTCTGTACATTTCTGACCAGAGATCACGACCCTTTTCATCCTCAGTTCCTTGTCTGAGTCCGGCTTGCGAGAAGGGCTGACAGGGGAAGCCCCCTGTAATAATGAAGGGTCTGCCATGCTCTTGAATAAATCTTTCTGTGTCAAAACTCTTTATGTCCTTAATAATGGGAACATTCCCAAAGTTCTTTCTGAGTACCTTGTGGCAAAACTCGTCATACTCACAAAAGGCAATCGTCTTAAATTTTCCTGTCCTTTGTAGCCCAAGAGCAAAACCTCCAATTCCACTAAATAAATCTAAATGCGTATACATAAAAAAAGAGGGGGCTGTTACGCCCCCTTAGTTTGAGGCGTTAGTTAAAAGGGTATCTCGTCATCGACAAGACCACGCGCAGCATTTGTGTCCTCTTCCACCACAACTTGCTCTTTCACTGGTGGCTTATCGGTCATCTCACGCCATGTCTTCACATCAAACTCTGGAATACGGGTTGTACCTTGCCCTATCTTTTCCATTCTTGCGCCTTTGTATTTAAGATGTACGGCTTTGCCTTGATTGTCTTTCACTTGAAGACCAACGACTTGCCACAACTCTGAAAAGCCCTTCATAACGCCAACGCCATTAGCAGACCACTCACGCCATCCCTTATCTTTAATCTTCAGCATTACCGAAAACCCACGCCTATGCTCTGGTGATGGGGAAGGGGATTTCTTGCCTAGCTTCTCATCCCATGTCCATTCAGGAGCTTGCCCTTCGGCTATCTTGCCCCAGCCCACCTTTAAGGTACTTGGGTCTAATAATACGTCCTCTAGCTGTAGCTCATCGCCATCAGCTATCCACGCATTAACACTTGGCTTGAAGCGTATATATTCGCTGCTACCCTCACTCATTAATCCCAAATCAATTACATCATTCATCGTTATCTCCTTCTCTGACTATTTCTGTTTCTGTTGCTTTGAAGCCCAACATCCAACCCATGTCTTTTGCGAATTGAATCATGACTTCCTCTGGTATGACGTACAGTCGCTTCTTGGCATCAGCTCGACAAATTAACATTGACGTTCCTTCATCTTGCTCAAGCCATTTGTATAAAGACGCAAATCCAGTTCCGTTCTTGCGCCTCTTAACTTCGACCATAAGTCCATTCAGCCGAACATCTCCGGCTAAATCTTTTCCGTAGTGCTTGAAAGCACCACTTGCTAAAACTCTTTTGCATGGCACTCCTAATCCTTGCCATAGCTTGACGACTTCTCGCTCGACCTCGTACCCTCGTTTTTTATTCGTCACCATAATAAATTTCCCTTGAGTTCTTGACGGCTTCAGCAAGGTTCTCTTCCCTTATCTTCAACTCACGC